GCCAGGTTCCGGTGCCGTTTAACACCGATATTAACTTTGTGGGCCTTGCCCGCTCAGTTGATGTCTGGTTGGACAAGCCATTGGCTGCACAACTAGGTAACCCGAGGAAAGAGTCGAAGACTCACCTCGAGGGGCGGATTAGGAAGATTCTTCCCGATCTCAAACCGGACGTTGTGGCAAAAATTGCCACGACAAGATTCAGGGGCGTAAAACGCCTTACGAATTGCGTAGAAGCGATCAAGGACAACTTGATCACTTCAACTCCTGAAAACGTTAGACGTTTTCGGGAGCTTCCTGAGTATAAGAAGCTTATACATTGGGCTTACTCGCTGGGTGCGCATCGCACCGATCGAGTTACAAAGGAGTGGAAAAAGTTTTCCGCCCTCCTTAAATGGGCCGCGTTCCGTTCAGAGACGGACCGCCCGGAGATACCACAGGACCTTCCTGGGTACGGCGTCCACTGGAAAAATCCAGGGATGCTGCCGCCATTTTGGCGGAAGCTCTGTCCTTGGCTGCAAGCAGTCATGGACAGGGGCATTGAGAGCAAGGCCGAGGCAACTCGGCTCGCGCATCTCGTCACCAGCAGGAACTTTCCTGCTGGTGACAAGCGAACTCGGGAGCAGTCTCTGCGTAAACACGCTGAGACTCTCAACTCCAAGTTCAAAATCTCTCCTACACGCCAAAGAATTCTTTGGCGCCTGTCATACCTAATAGGTAGACAGACAAAGGAAAGGATGCCTAAGGATCATAGATCCGCAGGACATACGTCGCTTACGGCCAATGCTAGTTTAGATTCTAGTACTGACGACGGAGGGCGAGCACACGAGGTCGGAATAAAATTCCGAGCCTGGTGTAAATATATTCCGGCCCAGGACTCTTCAGAAGAGACCTGGTTCGGTCGACCTTACAGCTTAGTAGCTGGGAGGCCGAGGTGGCAAACGATGTGTCGGGACAATCCCGTACATGAGCCACACCATGAAGCCGGCGAAAGCGCCGAAAACATGGAACTCGATTTTGAAAATTTCAAATACGAGGATCCGCTGTATGGCCTCGATGAGACCACTGGGTACCAGTTACTCCAGTGGTCGATCGAGGAAGGTATTAGACAAGGTTGCCTTGTCGGTACTTCATACAAGTCGGAGGAGGGAATAAATCTCTCCGGCGCTGCTCCCGGCATCCGGGCCAGCGCCATTGGCGAACCCGGGGCAAAGTCCCGGATCGTCACGGTCGGAGAAGACTGGCTAACCATGCTTCTCCAACCTTGGGCTCATCACCTAATAGGTGATCTGAGAACTCATCCGTCAGCTCGCGTAGGTCTTACCCGCGGCTGGCAGCTCTTTGAGTGGGTGAAGGGACTGATCAATGTCAGACCTCCACCCGAAGGCGACCGCTACTTTTTAAGTAGCGATCTTACGACTGCCACAGATTTCTGTGTGCATGAATATTCGCTAGCAATGCTAGCGGGCCTTCAGAAAGGTTTGGGTAGGGAGACTGATCCCTACTTCAAACTGTGTACGCAGCTGCTTTGCAGCCCGCGTACTTACGAGGGTCCAGTTCAAGAGTATCTTGACCGGACGACTACCAGGGCCGCTCTAATGGGCGACCCTGGTACCAAAGCAATTCTCACCATGCAGAATCTCTGCGCGGAGTTAGAAGCGTTGCTAAGGTACTCCAACAAAATGTTGGAGTCATCAGATGAAGAGTTTCTCTACTTTCTGATGAAAAGTAAAGGTCCTCCAGTCATTGGCTGGAGAAACTTTGCTTGTTCGGGAGATGACCACTTTGGTCAAGGCCCAAAAAGCTACCTTCAACGTATTACGTTGAACCACGATTTAAACGGAATGTCCGTTTCGTGGCCACAGAACTTCGTAAGTTCTAGAGGTGGATTCTACTGTGAGGAGATTCTCCTCACGGTAGGGCTTCAAGATACGGATATCTGGGGGGGCGAAGTCGCCCTCCGGGATAAACCATACCTGAAGCAGCCTCACATCGATGCGATGAAAGTGAGGCTCTTTTCACCTTGTGCTAAGGAGCACGAGGGAAAAGACGAGCCCAACCCTGCCATTGGCAAGGCGAGACAGATGCATGGCATGCTGTCGTGGCTCGGTGGTGGCTGGGAGCCAGCGATTCCGCTGTTCTCAGCCCGGTGGGAGATGCGTATGAAGACTTTTCTTCCTACGAATCTTGCACTCAGGTACCTCCCAGTAAAACTCGGAGGTATAGAGTGTCCCGCCTACCATCTATCAAGGATAGAAATGGTGAAACTCCTGCGGCGCTTACCGCAGGAGCATCTTTTCTCTATCAAGCAAGTGCTTGATGGGAGAGCCAATCCCCTACTGGCTCGTACATTGGCGACGTTTGCAACCAATGCACGGGCAAGGGGAGTGAGCTCCGATGCCATCGAAGATGAAATCAGAGCAGTCCTCGGCAACTCAGAGTTGGTTCAAGGACTTAGTGATTCTGACCTGCAACTTGCAGGACAGTTCACTGATCTCGAATGGCGTAATATGCGCTATCGAGATAAAGCCGCTTTTGCAAAGCAAAATCGGCTTATCACGGTTGATGAGGCAGTAACACTGCTCGGTCGACCGTACCTCTTCAGGGATATGCTATACCCTGAAGTTAGCCTACGGCACGGAATAAATCCGTACCGTTCCATGCAATATGACAACATACCATGGGAGGTTAGGCAACGGAAGTTTTATCAAAACATTTTTGATACACTTCCAACAGACTACAAGCCACTTGACTTGGATTCTGAGCTTCTAGTCTGCAATAAAATTGCAGACTGGGCCGTCGAGAATAAGCAACTCGACCTGCCGCGGGAAGTTTATTTTCTTCCCGAAAGTGTCGTAGTGTCCAAGAATCTTGCAACACTACGAACCCCTCTATGAGGGGAGCAGACAGTGGAATTCTAGGTTTATGAAGCCGGAGCCAC